AATGAAAGCGAATGAATATAATCCAGTACATGTACATCAAGGAACGGAGTTTACAGGTTTATCTTCTGTGATGATTTTAAAATTACCTTCAACTTATGGTGTTGAATATTCTTCTGAAGACATGCCTCAAAATGGAAAATTAGCAATTTTAGGTGCAGCAAATGGTCAATTTGCAAAAATTGATTATCAACCTCCCATGCAACTTAGAGATTTTTATGTCTTTCCGTATGATATGAGACATTGTGTTTATCCATTTAATGGAACAAATGAAACAAGACGAACTCTTGCAGCAAACTGCGATGTAATATATAACCCCATAAAGAATAGAGGAGCAGAATGATAGAAATAAAACCTATATCAGAACCTAAATGGAAATCATATATTGTAGAAACAACAAGTCCTATTTTTACTCCACAACAATGCGATGAAATTATAAAAGCGGGAATGTCTCAACCTAGACAAGATGGAGTTATTGGTGGAGGAAGTAATGGAGAAAAAAATTTAAATGTAAGATCTTCTTTTATTTCTTGGATACCTCCTAAAGCACTTCCACCTATGTATCATGTTTTAGAGACGTGGATGCATAAAGTTAATAAAAATCATTTTGGTTTTGAAGGAATGCAAATTACAGAACAAACTCAATTTACAACTTATGAGCCAGGTGGATTTTATAATTGGCATATGGATTCTGATTTTCAAATGAGTGGAGAGCCTCCTGTAAGAAAAATATCTATGACTTGTTTATTATCTGATCCTTCAGAGTTTGAAGGAGGAGGATTGGAACTTATGGAAGAAGGAAGAATTGCTAGACCTAAAAGAGGACATGCTATCTTTTTTGCATCTTTTATCAGACATCGAGTCATGCCTGTGACAAGAGGTGTTAGAAAATCTCTAGTCGCGTGGTTTGGAGGAACACCTTTTAAATGATTAAAGAAACACTTTTTGCAACACCTATTTATGTATTTGATAACTTATTAGATCAATCACAAAACCAACAAGTTGAACAAGCTATTTTAAAATGGTCTCAAGAAGACCCTGGAGTACAAAAAACAAATGTTAATGGTTGGCACTCAAAAGATAATATGTATGAAAAACAAGAATTTACTTTATTAACACAAAAACTTTTTGAGGCACAGTTTTCAATTTATCAAGAAGAAGGTTTAAACGGAGAACCTGTTTTAGGAAATATGTGGGCAAACATAAATCCTAAATATGGTTATAACAAATCTCATAACCATGCTAATTCATTATGGTCAGGTGTCTATTATGTTAAAGCACCTGAACAATCAGGAACCTTATACTTAGAGGATCCAAGAACAGCTTCTACAATGGTGGTACCTAAATATAATAAACAAAAACATAGTTATCAATGGTCAACCGTAACCTATGAACCTATGGTAGGAAGATGTATTATGTTTCCTTCGTCTTTAAGACATGGTGTGAATATGAATCAATCCGAGGATAATAGAATATCAGTAAGTTTTAATTTTATACAAGAAAGAAAAAATAAATGAGTTTTCAACAGAAAAAATATCAAGTTATTAAAAATGCAATATCTTATGAACTTGCTAATTTTTGTTTTAATTATTTTTTATTAAAAAGAGATGCTGTAGGTTTTATGTATAAAAATAATATACATTCTGAATCTAATTTACTTGGAACTTTTAAAGATCCACAAGTACCTAATGTTTATTCTCATTATGGAGATTTTGTTATGGAAACTTTACTGGTTAAAGTCTTACCGATTATGAAAGAAAAAACATATTTAGATTTAGTTCCAACCTATTCTTATGCAAGAGTTTATGAAAAAGGTTCTGTTTTAGAAAGACACAAGGACAGACCGAGCTGTGAAATATCAACCACTTTAAATTTAGGGGGCGATCCTTGGCCTATTTATGTTGATGGATCCGGTGGTCAAAACAATCCAGGAACTAAAGTCGATTTAGAACCTGGCGACATGCTAGTTTATTCTGGCTGCGAGTTAGAACATTGGAGAGACGAGTTTCAAGGGAACTTATGTGGTCAAGTATTCTTACATTACAACCATAGAAATGGTCAGTTTGGTGAATCAAATAAGTTTGATAAACGACCTATGTTAGGTCTTCCATCGGGCATAAAAGTATAATATAGTGGCGCAATGCCATTACGATTGATTAATATAAAACCTGGCTTTAATAAACAAATCACAGAATCCGGAGCCGAAGGACAATGGATTGATGGTGACTTTGTTAGATTTCGCTATGGACTACCTGAAAAAATAGGTGGCTGGCAAGCTTTAGTTAACTCTACTTTAGCAGGAGCAGCAAGAGCTCAGCATACTTTTTCTGATTTAGATGGACGAAAATATGCAGCGATTGGAACAAATAAGTTACTCGTTATTTATTATGAGGGTCAGTTTTTTGATATTACACCTATTGATACAGATAAAAGTCAAACAGGTTGTGATATTACAACAACGTTAACTTCTGATATTGTGACCATTACAACACCGTCTGGACACAATTTAGCCATCGGTGATTTAGTTACATTTGAAAATGCAGGTTCATTTTCAGGTACAAGTTATACCGCAGCTGATTTTGATGATGTTGTATTTGAAGTACAAACCGTTCCGACCACAAGCACGTTTACGATTAAAATGCCTTCAGCAGAATCGACTGGATCGGTTACGAATAATGGAACTTTAGATTTATTACCTTATGTGGTTATTGGTCCTAACCTAGAAACATATGGTTATGGTTGGGGAGTATCAACATGGGGAGCAAGTACATGGGGTACAGCAAGAACAACTCAACAAGTAACACTCGAAGCGGGAAGCTGGTCACTCGATAACTATGGACAAAAACTTATTGCAACTATTCAAAATGGTAAAACATTTGAATGGGATCCAATCAACGTATCGGGTACAGCTTTAGAAACAAGAGCAACGGTTCTTGCAAGTAATCCAACGGCTTCTATTATGACTTTAGTATCCGATCGAGATAGACATTTATTTCATTTTGGAACAGAAACAACTATCGGTACACCTTCAACACAAGATCGACTATTTGTTAGATTTTCAAATCAAGAAGAACCTTCAACTTATCAACCCACTGCAACCAATACTGCAGGTACATTTAGATTAGACAGTGGATCTAAAATTGTAGGGGCTGTTGTTGCAAAAGATTATATTTTTGTTTTAACCGATACTTCAGCCTATGTGATTCAATTCGTTGGACCTCCATTTACGTTCTCTGTTCGACAAGTCGGTTCTAACTGTGGATTGTTAGGTAAACATGCCTTAGCTTATTCAAATGGTGTCGTGTATTGGATGTCTAATGAAGGAGGTTTTTTTGCTTATGATGGAACCGTTAAAACCATTCCTTGTTTAGTTGAAGACTTTGTATTTACTACTAATGATGGTGCACCTGGGATAAATTATGTAGGAGGTGAGATTACTTATGCAGGACATAATTCTTTATATAATGAAATTACTTGGTTCTATCCATCGGCATCAACTTTTCAAATTGATCGTTGTGTGACTTATAACTTTGTTGAACAAACGTGGACCACCGGAACATTAGCAAGATCGACCTATGCCGATAGTGCTGTTTATGATGCACCTTATGCAACTGAATTTAAAATTAATACCATTCCATCTTTTCCAACCATACAAGGGGCAACTGCGGATCTAGGTGCAACAAATTATTATGAACATGAAATAGGTAACAATGAACTTACTCCTGCAGGGGTAACGAATTCAATTGATGCTTATATTCAATCAGGAGACTTTAGTTTACATGATCAAGGTGATGCAGAATTTTTACTTAAAATTAGAAGATTTGTACCTGATTTTAAAGTCTTAACAGGTAATGCTAAAATTACATTAAATTTAAGAAACTATCCAACAGATCCATCCTCAAGTTCGAGTCTTGGACCCTTTACTATAAATTCATCCACTGATAAAGTGGATACAAGAGCAAGATCTAGATTGATGAGTATTAAAATAGAAAATGATAGTATTAATCAAACTTGGCGCTATGGAACCATGCGTTTAGATTTACAACCTGATGGAAGAAGATAATGGCTAGAATTGATGCATACATACCTGAACCTAAAGAAGAATATGATGTATCTAATCAAAGACAAATATTAGAATCACTTAATACTATGAAAAATCAATTAAATTTTTCTTTTCAAGAAGAATTTAAACAAGAAATAGAAAGGTTTAACTGGTTTATTAGTCGATGAGTCAAGGATGCAATAATGTCAATGTAGAACCAACAGTTATTGGTGGTGGAGATGGATCTACCGCTTACGATGCATTTGGAAGATTAAGAGTATCTAATCCTTTAACATTATTTGATTCTTCAAATGTAATGTCTAAAGAAAGTGCTACGTTTGATGAAGATTTAACAGGATCAGGGACAGTTACCTATACATCAGCAAAATCTACAGTTAATTTAAATGTAACCACAGCTAGTGGTGATAAAGTGATTAGACAGTCAAAAAGAGTTATGTCTTATCAACCCGGTAAATCATTATTGATATTAAATACATTTGTGATGAATGCTCAAGAAGAAAACTTAATTCAAAAAGTTGGAGTTTTTGATGCAAACAATGGAATATTTTTTAAAGATACAGGAACTGAATATCAAATTGTAAGAAGAACTTATACTTCAGGATCTTCTGTTGATGCAGAAGAAATAAGTCAATCATCTTGGAATGGTGATAAGTTAGATGGCACAGGTGCAAGTGGATATGATTTGAATCCAACTAAAGCAACCATTATGTTTACAGATTATGAATGGTTAGGAATGGGAAGTGTAAGAGTTGGATTTATTATTGATGGTAAATATATTGTTGCTCATACCTTTCAAAATGCAAATAATTTAGATACAGTTTATATACAAACCGCAAACCTGCCCATAAGATATGAAATAGAAACTACAGGAACCATATCAGGCGCAGCAACATTACAACAAGTATGTTCTTCTGCAATGAGTGAAGGTGGTTATGCACCTCAAGGTTTAAGACAATCTATAGGAACAGCTTCATTGAGTGGAGTTAATTTAACAACCGCAGGAACTTTTTATAATTTAGCAACGATAAGAATTAAATCAGGAAGACCTTATGCAGTTATTATTCCTATAGATGTTGCAGCATCAGCTATATCTAATTCTGATTTTGAAATAAGATTAATTAGAAATGCTACACCAAGTACAGCATTTTCATATACAAGTTATTCTGATAATGTAGAATATGATTTAACAGGAACAACAACGATTACGGGTGGAACTATTATTGGTCAAGCGTACTTATCTGGTAAAGGTGCAAACAGTTTAAGTTTTGCACAAGATGGGTTTAACTTTGCTTATCAAATAGGCCAAACGATTGCTGGAGCTTCTGATACAATAACACTATGTGCTAAAGGTGCATCAAATGGAGACGACATCTGTGGTACATTAAAATGGGTTGATTTAACATAATGGCAAATTTTTATAAAAACGCATTCTATGATCCAAGCACAACAAACGCAGTGACGGTATATACTTGTCCGTCTAATGCAAATGCGATTGTTCAAAATATACAAATTACAAACGAATCTGGATCTAAAGTATTAAAAGCAGCGGTTTATGATTCTAGTGTAACCACAAGTTATCAAATTGCTTATGCATCCATTACTGGACCAACCATTTGTAATATTGCAAAAGGACCTATTATTTTAGAAGACAATGATTATGTAACTCTTGAATCTACTAATACATCTGGTATAAGTGCAACATTATCAATATTAGAAATAAGTAGAGAGGATCAAAATGGCTGATGATTTAAAATTAGAAGACCAGACGATTAAAGGTTATACCACCATCAATGGTAAAGAAGTTCCTATTATTGATTGTCCGAGCAAAATTATTATTAAAAATAAAAAAACCGATACAATTTATGAATCCGAAGCAGCTGCTAAAGCAGATGTAGAAGATCCCAATACAGATACAACTGAAGAAGATATAAGGAGAGATGTAGAAATTACTGTTGCAAATTTAGAATTATTTGGCAGCAACAAATAGAAATTATGAAACCACGTGGTGGAACGGAACTTCAATTTGAGTTCCTAGAAAGATATGTTGATAAACAATTACTGGATCAAGTTCAGATTACAACGTCTGTTCCTGAAAAGATTCCTTTATCTAAAGATAAAATAAATGTTCTTTGGCAAAAAAATTCTTATGATCAACCCAATCTAGCTCCCTGGTTTAAAGATAAATCCAATCATTCTAAATATGATTGGTATGTTTTTAATTCACATTGGAATTATGAAAAATTTAGAATGG